GGAGTGTCCATTTCCTGCGATGGCCCTCTGCGCTTAATTGGAATTTAAAATCAACCACCCCACCATAACCGCCAGCGTGAATTTCGGCTCCGTGCGTTGTGTTGAATAGGTCAACAAATCTTTGAATTGGGTCGGTTTCAAGTGCCTTCAAAATAGCTGTTTCGTGGTTTCCATAACCCACAACGAGAATGTGGTCTTTGTACGGGCCAAACCAGTTCACAGCATCTTGTATAACAGCATCAATGTAATTGGCCTTGTTATGCTCCGGCAGGATATCTTTCTTGCTGCGCCTTGGGTCATACTTTCCTTGCATCATGCAAAAGGTGTCACCGTTCAGGATGATTTTTGCATCACGTTTTACGGCTTCGTCAAGGTGGTTTTTCAGCAGCACCCGGTCGCACTTGGGATTATCCCAGTGCAAATCGGAGAGCAACAATAGTTTGATTTCTTTTTCGCAATATACAGCATGCACGTTGCGAGATACACGGGTTATTTGTTTGGGCATCTTAGTAGAATAGTACAAAAAAAGGGGATGAAATCATCCCCTATTTGAAAAATGTGTCAAAAAGTCAATCAAAGCCAATAGACACGGCAATAAATAAAGTGCAACACCAATGATATTTAAGGCATCGGATAACAAAGTGCAATCACATTATGCTGTGGTTTTAACATTATTCCAAAAAGATAAGATTGTTTTTTATCGGTAATCCCCATTTTGATGTGATTATCCGGTTAAGGCAACCCCATTAAGTTCATCCTGCCATATCCGAATGCGGAACCAATCATCAACGCTGGGCATATCATCAGGCATTTGGCTGTAATCGTATGGCTGTGCCTCGATAACTTCCGGCTCAACGGGTTGTTGCCAGTTCTCAACGGATTTGGGGGTTTCACGTTTAGTCAGCATGGCTAATCTCCTTCAATGCAATGGTGTCACTTCCTGCAATATACTCCGCAGGCTTAACAATTTCACCGCCCTCGGTTACTGGCATTATATTCTTTTGCTCGCTTTGGTACGACCATTTTGCAAGATGCTCAACTTGCAGCATTTTTTGTTTTAACGCTGCCCATTCGTCTAAGTGGTCAAATTTCCACCGCCCGGCTCCGGCCCGGCACTGAATTTCAAAGCCCATGTGCTGAAAGGTTTTTCCATGCTTTTGCGCTTCGTTAATTGCCTGCTGCTGTATTTGTTCTTTGGCAGCTTTTATTTGCTTCTCCAAGCGTGTGAGGTGGCAGTACGCATCCAAAGCGGATGCGTTGCCTTCCTCAACATCAAATAAAACTTTTACGATGTCCATCATGGCTTCAATATTATTACTTCCTTGAAATTACCAGCGTTTACCCATTCCACAAGTTTGCCGAGCTTTTCATGCGCCCAATCCGGGATGAACTTGCCTTCGCATTCAACCATTACTTTGGGGTAGTTATAAAGGCATCGGCCCAAACCGAACTGCACAGCAGCCCTTTTCATCGCATCGGATATTCCACCCTTTTCAGGCTCGATGTTGGTCTTGCTGGCACCATCTTCTCGGTAGATTGTGCGCTTGTCAATGGTCACTGATAAGCGGCAAATGAACCCGTTTGTAATTTCCCGGAACTCCGATGTCCAATTTGTCGGCCCAAAGGCTGCATCAAAGCGTTGCATCACACAACGATTGTTAATGTACGGAACGACAATTAACTTGCCAGTGCTTGTCTGCGATTGCACTCGCCATTCGATTTCCGATGGCAGAATAGGTGCGGTTAAGATTTCGTTCATTTTTTGGCCCTTTCAATAGTTTCAAAAATATCTGCAAGTGTCGGCAAAATTTCAGCAGGGATGCTTAGGACTTTTAAGCCTTCGGTTGTCGGGCTCCATTGCTGAAATAAATAAACGGTGTCGCTGTCATCTTCCCAGTCAATGCGGTAAATGACATCATCGTGTTCAAATTTGGCAGAGTAACTGCCGGTGTGTGTTACTGTTATCTTGGTTTCCATGTTGCAAATATAGTATAGTTTTTTATATTACAATAGTTTTTGTGAGATTTTTTTTATCAGGTCATCGGTCAGCAGTTGCGCCTTATATCCTTGCTTCGTGTATTTTTTGATTGTCTTTTCCACGGCAATCTCCGGCACTGGCTCAAAGGAGAGCATTTGTTCCTGCCAATAGACAACCGTTTTAAAACCACGTTCTTCCGTTGTCATAGCAAGCCGAAGGCCACATCAATCACTTGCTGCTCCTTTTTGCTTTTATAGGTGCTTTCTTTGTTTAGAGATTTAATCACGGTGGCATAGCTGGCCATTCCTTTGCAGGCATTTACCACTTGCATTTTCATACCTTTGCGGCTGTTTGCAATAAAGTGTTTTCGTTTTTCCTCGTGTGTCATAACTTGTGCTTGTAATCAGGGTTAATTTCTTTTTTCGTTGCGATTTTCAGCAGGATAAGATATCCGATAAGGTCATTGAGCGTATCTTCATCCGGTGCTTCCAATCCGGTTGTTTTGATGCGGCTCAATTTATCGTCAATGCGAACCAGCAACTGCTCGGTTGTGGATGCCTTGCTGAATATTCGTGCAGGTTCAAGGGCTGAATTGCCATACTTGACATTCTTTTCCACGAGCAACGTGCATAATTCATCGCAGGCTTTGATTATTTGGTTTTGCATTAGAATGGTAATTTCAAAATAATATTCTAAAAAGGTAAATCATCGGTGCCATAAGAAGCAGGCGCATCAAATGTGGTTTGTGGTGCTGCACTGACTTTTTGCTCAAATTTGTAAGCCTTTCCACTGCCAACATACACCGGGGATGCTTTCGCTTCTCGCTGTTCTTTGGTTTGACTTAGCTGCAAGGTGTGGGTTTCGCCAAATTTGCCCTCGCTTTTGCGTTCATTCAATACCAGTTTCAGGTACTTTTTTCCGTTTTTGCCCTCGCTGATAAGTTCCTTTGGAACATCGGAAAGGCAGATGTCAATAATAATCATATTGCTTTTGCTTTATTAAGTTGTTTACGTTTGTATGTGAGTATGTCCAAGTGTATTTTGGCTTCGTTGTGGTATTTAAAAATCAGCAGATTGTCAACGCAATCGGTGTATGTTCCAAATTCGGTTAGAAACTGCCAGCGGAAGTTGCGCCATTCCCGGATTGCAAAGCCACCATCGGGCAGCCGGGCAACGTGGGGTTTCAATGGGTTGAAGATTTTCACTTTGCAAATATAATAAATTAAATCTTATTTCCAAATATCAGTATCTTTTTTTATACTGAATGTAGAATAATATTTTTTGCATAAATTTCTATCCAAAATATATCCTTCAGTTCTTTCACCATCACCACATAATTCTGCGATATTGATTTTTTCTTTCAATAGAAAAAGCCGAAATTCAGGCAATGGCATCAAATAAAATATTTCCAAATCCGGATAATAGTAGACGAAATAATCTGCTTTTGAAGCATTGATGCCGCTTGGTTTTTGATTGCATGAAATTTCAATAAACATATTGCCAGTGGTAATACCTTTTTTAAATTCGTAGCGGTCGGTCTTTACTTCAAATGTGATTATTTTGCCATTAACATCTTGGCAGATAAAATCCCAATCTTTACCCTTACCTAAAAATTCTATTTTTTTGATTGCTCGCCTTAGCAAGAAATAATTGGCAATAACTCTTTCGCCCATTTCGCCCTGATTTAAATCATTCTTGAATTTTTCCATTTGATTTTTAGTTTACAAAGTTTTCAAAGGCCAGTTTGATTTTGTCCAAATCTTCCCGGTATTTTTTATTCGTGTCTGCAAGGTCATTTACCAGCCGGGTGCTGTGCATCACCGTTGTATGATGTCGGTTGCCACACATGGCCCCGATTTTCTTTAGCGGCATGGTTGTTTTGTTACGGAGAAGCCAAAGGAAAATTTGTCTTAGTTCCACGATTTCACGCTTCCGGGTGTGCAGTTTAATATATTCCGGTTGGTAATAAGGGAACACGGATTTGATTGCAAGGTGAGCCGCTTTTGCGTACTCATTGCTGGCAGTTAGGTTGTCAACTTTCAGCATCCTTTCAAGTTCGGCAATTCTCACCGCTTGGTGTTTGATAGTTTCTTTTAGGGTGTCAATTTCCGACATCCGGAATGATGTCCTGATGTTGTTTTTCTTTGGTGGTTTTATTTTTACTCTCATGATTTTTCGATGTATAATCCGGTTGGTATGTCGTATTGAAATAGCTGCGCTCCGATTGCGCCCCAGTGGCTAAATTTTACTTTCTGCACATGGACTTCAACACTATTGTTTTGAAAGTTGCGATAAACCGTAATTCCATTATCGGTCTTGTTGAAAAAGTTTGCGCTGCCTGCGATGTCGTAAAGGGTTGGCACTTCGTAATGGCCTGCTTCTTTCTTTTGTATCTTCCGGGGGTGGGCAACTAAAAAGCAATGCACGTTGTACCGCTCGCAAAAATTGACAATCTTGTCCAATGACTGGCCGATGTATTTCGTTTCGCTTTCGGTATATTGGTGCTCCAATTTGTTCCACGCATCAATCACAAACCAGTCAATATTTTTGCGGTTTTTAAGTTCGGCCACCTTTCCCAAAATGCTGTCGAGTGAAAAGTCCTTTTCAGGTTTCACAAAGAAGATATTGTTTTCAAGCAGCATCAATGCTTCGTACACTTCCTCTTGGTTCATGCGGTTATTGCCATCAAATGGCCGCTGTGTTATCTTCCGCATCAACTTGCTGATGTGCAGTTCCACTGGTCTATTTTCGGGGCTGTAAAACGCACCTTTCCATCCGTGTTTTTGTAAAAGTTTAATCAGGATGTGGTCTAAAAAATCGGATTTACCGTGCCCCGGTACTCCGGTAATGGTAGTCAAATATCCCTTATGGAATTTCAGCAGGCTATCAAAGCCACGCATCCCGGTTCCGGCTCCTTCCGGCAGGCCGTAGTTGTAAAGGTTTTCAATTTCCGGGAGATAATCGGTAATGCTAAACACCCCTATCATGGGAAACTCAGTAAAATTCATACAAGCATCTCGCAGGGCAAATGCACCATTGAGCAGCAGGAACTCGTTGGCATCTTTGCAATCCGTGAATACAATGTAATTACACTTTTCTTTTCCAAACCTTTCTGCAATGGCATTGCGCAAGTCAATCCCCGGGGCATCGTTATCAACTGCGATATGTATTTTATCGATGTGGTCAAATTCTGGCATGAAGCGGTCAAAGAAAGTAAGATTTGGCTGTGCTCCGTTGGGCACACTGATTACATTTTCAATCCCGGCTTCAATCAAAGCCAGTGCATCCATTTCACCTTCAACAATCCAAAGCTCGTTAGCGGCTGAGATGCAGTCAATGTTGTATGGGATTAGCTCCGCTCCCTTGTGCATCTTGAAATGTTTGGAAGCATCACGATATTTCACATTTTTGAGCTGCCCACCTTCAAAGTAATTGAAGCAAATGCAGTTTACATCTTTGGAAACTTGTGGCATCCATTCGGTTTGCTCCGTGATTTGCATCTTATTCACGGTGGCTGCTGTTATCCTGCGGCTTTCAAACCATTTCAGCACCTTGTCGGATAGCTGTGTGGTGTTTTTCCATACCGGCACCTCGTATTTGATTACTTCCGGGCGGTCAATAATTGCACCTTTCCACTGGCAATGCTGACAAATCCAAACCTTTTTATCAAGGTTGACTGAAAGGCACTTGTCAGTTTTCTTTTTCCGGGTGTGGCTGCATTGTGGGCAGAGTGTTTGCACTTCGCCTGATGTCTTTCCGGCAGGTATTTCGATATTGTGGTAGGAATAAGTTAGCATACAAATCCTTTCAAATGTTTAGGAAGCAATCCGTTCTTTGGTTTTTTTGCTAGCCATTTGCGAGCTGTCAAATATAAGCTCACATATTTTTTGTTTTCCCGGTAGTTTTCAATTTCGCTTAAAATTTCATCAACCTGCTCACGCTCCCATCCTTCCTCAATCAGTTTATCTATTTCGGCAGTAGAAATTTTCAAATGAGAAAAAGCCCTATATGTATCTTTATTTATTACATTAACATTATCATTAACATTAACATTTACATTAACAGCTTTTTTTGCTTTTGTTTGCTTTTCAAAAAAACCATTTGCTTTTTTTGCTTCCGTTTGCTTTTTTGGTCTGCCACCTAACTTTCCACTTTCGCTGCGCTTTTCCCTTACTTCATCCCAGTGGCGCAAATCCCTTTTTAACTGCATCTTAATTGGTTCAAATGCCAGTTGCAATACAAGGTCATCGGCCACCGGGTTTTCATCGTTTACATAAGCGAGAATGTGCTTTATCAATTTGCCTGCAATTTCATCGGGCAGCATATTAAAAATATTCTGCTGGTCGCAGTACAGCACAAAGGACTTTTTATCAGTTGCCATTTGTTTGCCCTTTCTCAAATAATCTTTTACATTCCCGGTAGTAAAGCACCTGCATCGATAGCTTGCTTTTTTGGTGCTGGTAAACCGGCAAATCAATGGCATGAGTAATTTGTTTGATTTCTAACTGCCCAATGATGCAGGACAATTCTTCAAGGCACCGATTAACGATGTCGCTCGGAAGTGGTTTTGGCTTGTAAATATTCATAAAAAAAACACCCACACTTTCAAAGGTTGAACCCGGCTCCAAGTTAGCCGACCTTTTACTCGCATGGGTGTTGTTTAGGGGGGTATTCATTCTGCTTGGTATTCTCGGCACGGGGTTCAGTCGTGTTGTTCCGGTATGCAATATTAAAAAAGAATTTTCAAATAAACAAATTAATCGTTGGAATAATCTGTGCGGTCAGCCATATCTCGCAAATCAATGGCTTCGTCTTCCTGCCACCTGATTTTGCATTCAAGGTACCACGACCATCCTTTTTCCCATTGCTTAAATTCCTCGCTGCGTATTGGATAAGGGTTGGTTCCATCGTGCTGCTGCCACTGGTAACGCTTGCATGCGTTGTAGCCTTGTTCAAATATTGTGTTTTCCATGCTGCAAACATAGTATAAAAAACTATATGTGAAACAATTTATGTAAAATATTTTTATTGAAGTTATCCACATTTTTACAAAATAGAACATTTACGAATAAACTTTGTGCCATCAAAGCGCACACAAAAGCATATTTGAAAGGCATGGGTTACGATGTGGCCGACTTCATTCCATGTGAGGTGTGCCATTCGCAGGCTGTGGATATTCACCACATCGAAGCCCGGGGCATGGGTGGCACCAAAAAGCTAGACACCATCGACAACCTGATTGCGCTTTGCCGGGAATGCCACATCAAGTTAGGAGATAAAAAAGAATTTAAGGACTTTTTGCAGGATATTGTCAAATCGAGATAAGATATTGACCGAGATAGCAACAAGCGACTGGATTAATCAAGTGGCCAAAAATATTGGCGGCAAGCATAGCCCGGAGATGGTGCAGGAATTTATGTTGTATCTTTGCCAACTACCTGACCATAAGTTGGAAGAACTGACAACCAAATACAACATTAAGTGGTATGCCATCCGCTCATTCGTAAACATGATACACGGCAACACCCGGACACAATTCTTCAAAAACAACCTACGAATTTCCGAAACCCTACCCGACAATGCAGATACGATACCTGATGAAAGCAGACCCGACAAAGAGGTCATGTATAGCTTATTCGATACCATCAATTTTCAAACCGTGGCAGTCAAATTCGACCGAGCGGAGTGGTATGTCGTACGGCTTTGGGAACTTTATCAGCAGCATATCAGCATGGCCGCAATGGCAAAGATGACCAAAATCAACTACCGGGAAATTCAGCAAATCATCAACGAAATTAAAAAACAACTAAATGATAATTACAATGCCATTATCGACTAACATAATCGCTCTCGCCTGCTTATGCGTAATCATGAGCAGATACGTCTATCCACCCATTGTCAGTTTTATACTAAAAGTGGACAGCCGCAGCCGGGATGCAGTCAAACCTTGGGAATGTGGTTTCTGCCTATCTTGGTGGATGGGATGTGCTGTATGGATTTATCAGTTTGGCATTTGGGGTGTGGCATACGCAGCCATGACCGCAGTTTGTGGGGCTTTTATTGACCGTTACCTATGACCGAACAAGACAAAGCCATCTGCCTGCAATTAAAAGCGCACGTTGACCAAGTGAACCGCACCGGAACGCTGTCCATCCCACCGGATTTATATGGAAAGGTCAATGAAATATACAAGCGGAAACACGGGAGACATATTCCCGCCTGCCGTTCCTGCATGATTGATGCAATAAAATCACTTTATGGAGAAGCAAATGGTTAAGATTATACACTCCGGCAACGCAGGAGATTTGATTTACAGCCTGCCAGCCATGCGAAAGGCATCGGAAATCCACAATAACCCGGTGCATTTATATCTTCGCATAAATGTAGCAGGGCAGTATGCCGGAATGAACCATCCCCTCGGCAATGTGCAGATGAACCAAACCATTGCAGAAATGCTCACACCATTGCTGCTTTCAACTAAATTCATCGGCAAAGTAGAAATCACCGATGAAGCCGCAAAATGCGACTACAACTTTGACCTATTCCGTAAAATCCATAACTACACCGGCCACATCAGCCAGTGGTATTTTCATGTTTACCCGGAGCTGACTTGCGACCTTTCAAGGCCGATTGATTTTAACCTTAAAAAATCAACCCCACAATTTGACATCGTGCTGAACCGCACATCCCGATATCATAACCCCACTTTTGATTACAGCATCCTGAAACCATATCAGGAACGCATTACCTTTGTAGGGTTGCCGCAGGAATTTAAAATCATCAGCGCAAAACTACCGGATATTAAATACCACCCCGTGCAGGACTTTTACGAGCTGGCGCAAGTGATTGCCAGTTCAAACCTTTTCATCGGCAACCAGTCAATGGCTTACGCAATCGCAGAGCAAATTAAGCACCACCGCATTTTAGAAATCTGCCCAAGTGCTCACAATGTAATTCCAACCGGAGCAAACGGCTACGGGGCATGGACAATATTAAACCTTATACAATTACTCAAAAATGGCTGAAACAAGAAAAGCACACCAACGCAGATTGGCAGCAGGATTTTACGACCTTTATATCAAAGGGCAGGGCATTGACATTGGTTGCGGCAGAATTGACACCCACGATGGAGTTGACACCATTAGCCTGACCGATTGCATTCACCACGACAAAGATGATTGCGATGCAACCACAATGGAGAAATACGCTGACAATTCCTTTGACTACGTTTACGCTTCCCATGTGTTGGAGCATTTGGATAACCCGGTGACCGCCATCCAAAACTGGCACCGCATTTGCAAACCGGGTGGCCATATTATTATCAGCATTCCGCACCGTGATTTGTACGAGCGTAAAAAAACGCTGCCGAGCCGATGGAACCTTGACCACCGTTATTTCTACCTTCCGTATTCCTGCGAGCCGCCACACACTTTTAGCGTTGAGGGTATATTGCTTCAAACGGGTATAAAAGAGAATTGGGATATTGAGGTCATTGACACGGCCACCAACCACGACAAGCCAGAGGAACATAACAACGGTGAATTTTCAATCGAAGTAATAATCAAAAAATATGCAGTGGGTAAAACTAAGCGAAGTAAAAGCAAACCCAAATAATCCCCGTGTAATCCGGGATGAAGATTTTGCCAAGTTGAAACGCAGCATTATTGAATTTCCCGAAATGCTTGAAGCACGGCCGATTGTTTGCTTCACGGATGAGCATGGCAAATATGTAGCATTGGGTGGCAATATGCGCCTGAAAGCCCTATCCGATATTGGAGCCAAAGAAGTGCCCATCATTTTAGCAGACAAGTGGACAGCCCAGCAGCGTGATGAATTTCTTATCAAAGACAATCTTTCTTTCGGGGAGTGGAATTATGACGAACTTGCCAACGAATGGGATGCAGAATTGCTTGAGCATTGGGGCATGAAATTACCAACCGATGATGAGCAGGAAAAGCCGGAACGTGATAGCTGCCCGACTTGTGGCAAAGAAGTATAAAAAATTAGAAACAAATTAGAAACATGGCAAACGAAAACAATTTGATACCAGCAAAAAAAGGCGAGGTTAGAAACCCCAACGGCAGACCCAAAAAGTTTGTCACTCTGCTAAAGGAAAACGGCTACAAAGTAAGCGAGGTTAACGACACCGTGCAGGCGATGTTATCAATGACACTGGATGAGCTGAAAGACGTGTGGCAAGACCCCAAGGCCACCATCCTTGAAAAGACCATTGCCAATGCCATGCGGAAGTCTTTGGAGAAAGGTAGCTTGTACTCCATTGAAACGCTGCTTTCCCGTGTGTTTGGCAAACCAAAGGAAACTGCCGATGTAAACCAAACGGTTCAGGGCGAAATAAAAATAACACTTGATTTAGGCGACAAATGAAATACTACACCAAGCGAAATAAAAGATACCGCAGCAGACATAAAAAAATGACACTGCTGGACACAGCCTATCTTAAAATCAATTATCCAAAAATCAGGGAGTTGTTTCACCAGATAAAGGAAGTAAAGCTATGAAGGTGCTGGCACTTTGGCAAGGAATGGGTGGTGTTGAATACCACCGCCTTTACACCCCGTTAAAACGGCTGCAAATAGACCATGCAGAAGAAATCGAGGTGAACGTATCGCAGGAGTTTAACAAGTCCGGACTGCCGGAGTTAAAGCAATACGACCTTGTGCTTTTCAACCGGGATTTGGGAGATTTGCACTATGAAATCCTGCACTACCTTGCCAAGCATGAAATCCCCTACATCGTGGACATTGACGATTACTGGGTGCTTCCCAAGTTTCACCCTATTTACAAATACTACCGCAGCAACAAAATAAAGCAGCGCATCATTGATGCCATCCGTTATGCCGATGGTGTGACTACCACAACCGATTTTCTTGCCAACGAAATCCGGCAGTACAACCAAAATGTGCAAGTGCTTCCCAATGCTCTTGACCTGACCGATGAAC